ATAGCATTGACATCTAATATTGGTTCGCTTAATATTACGGCATGGGCAGAGATTGATTTAGGTGTAAACAATGTTTGGACCGAGGTTGATCTAGCCGCATAACAATGGTAAAATAAAAACATATGGCATCATCTTATAATACAATTGGTTTAGAACTTATGGCAACTGGCGAAAACGCTGGTACATGGGGATCGAAAACAAATAGCAACTTAGATTTAATTCAACAAGCTATCGCAGGTTATGAAGCTGTAACAATTACAGACTCAACTACAACTACTTTAGTAATGTCAAACGCTGCATTATCAAATGCACGTAATATGGTAATTAAAATTGCATCAATTACTTTAACAGGTGCAACAACAGTTACTATTCCTGATGGAGTAGAAAAATTTTATATTTTTGATTTAACTGCAGTTACAGGTGTAACAAACTTAACAATTAAAACTGCAAGTGGTACAGGATTTACAGCAGGCGAAGCTAAAATTGTAGCCGCTTATTCTGATGGTACAAACTTAAATGAAATCGCACTTAACACTTTAGGTGGAACAATTGGTTCTGCTCAAATTGATGATAACGCAATTACATCAGCTAAGATTTCTGCAAACCAAGTTACTACTGCTAAGATTGCAGACAACGCAATCACAACTGCAAAAATTTCTGCATTACAAGTTACTGCAGACAAAATTGCAAACTCAACAATCACGGCTGCTAAATTAGCAACAGACTCTGTTGGCCCTGATCAATTAATTTCAACAGGTGTTACAGCAGGATCTTACACAACTGCAAACATTACAGTTGATGCTGACGGAAGAATCACGGCTGCGTCTTCAGGTGCTGGGGGCGATGGTGGTTATATTTTTACAGACGGATCTGGAATGAATTCTGGAGTAACAGCCACATTTACTGCTCAACCTGCGGCAACAGGAGTATTAGTTTATTGCATAGGTGCAGGAGGAGGTGGAGGTGTGATGGTTATGACTCCAGATGCTGGAGGAGAGGGCGGTTTCGGAATTTATAAAGCTTCAATAAGTGCACCATACACACAACCTTATATAGTAGGTGCTGGTGGTAATGGTGGTCCTACGGGGCCCCAAGATGGTCAAGCAGGTCAATCATCTAGATTTGGTCCAGCTCCGTCTCCATTAATAACTGCAGGTGGTGGCGGTGGTGGTAGTAGAGGTGGGAGTAGTATGGCAGGACCTTCAGGTAGTGTTACTGGAGGAACCTATGATTTAACTTTATCTCCAGGAACTAACGCAAGAAGAATTAAAGCATTTGTTGGTGGTGCTGCTCAATTTCATCCAACTAATTCTTCCTTAACCTTTTTCGGAGTGGGTGGAGCTGCTGCTAATCCAGGTGCTCCTGGAGGTCCAGGTGTAATTGCAATTTACGAATTATTATCTTAGGAAATATTTATGGCATATGTGATAACAAACAAACAAAAAAGTATTAGTTTTATTTCAAAAAATTTAATACAACTACAAGGACAATATTCTGGTTATCAAACGTACGAAAATGGTATTGAAGGTCATTTAATTACTATTTCTGATGCTGATTTTACTTCAGTAGTTGCGAATGAAAAAAAAATTACAGTAAATGAAGACCTTTCCGTAACATTAACTGATATTACATATGATGCAAATAATGTTTTAGGTTTTGCTTCAAAGCAAGAATTAGATAATCATATTAATTTTTTGAAAGAACGATTAAAAGATGTTATTGAAAGAAAAATATCACCTAGTTCTTATAAAGATGAACTTATTGCTTATAAAACATTACTTGAAAATTTAGATACTGCTTCTATAAGCTATCCTTTAGCTATGACCTTAGAAAGATATTTAATGAATCAAAATCAACCTGTTATAAGCCCTTTACAAATAATCTAAATTATATTAAAAGCTTTTATGCTTTTAAATTCTTTTATTTTACAAATTCCAAATTTAATTAATCTTAAAACTATTTCAACTTTAATTAGATATTCAAATACTAGAACCTTTCAAAAGGCTGCGGTTGGTAGCGATCGATATGTTGTAAACGAAAAAATTAGAAAGGTTGGGCGTTATCTGCTTTCTAACGCAAGTAAATCTTTAACGGATTGTCATTGGAATAATTATTTAAATAATAGAATAACTACTTTAATGAATGAATACGTAACTAAACTAAACTTATTAAAATATACTGGTGTTATAAAAAATACTAATCAAATAGAAATCTTAAAATACGAAGAGACAAATCATTATGATTTTCATGTAGATGGTGGAACAGGATTTGATAGAATATTAAGTGCTATATTATTTTTAAATAATGATTATCAAGGAGGTGAGTTATCCTTTAAAACATTAGCGGATGATAAAGAAACTATATTCAAACCAATTCCAGGTAGTTTAATAATTTGGCCAAGTAATTTTTTATATCCACATTGTGTAAAACCAGTAACTAAAGGAACTAGATATTCAATAGTTGCGTGGGCATAATGATTGGTAAAGATTTTAAATATAAAATAATTAAAAATTTCTTAACACAAGAAGAAATTGATATAGCAAAAAATTATTTTATAATGAAGCATAGAGTTAACTTTACTGAGTTTGATGAAAGTCAAATGGCTACAAGCACTTGTGATAGTTATTGGTATGGCGATCCTTTTGCTGAATCTTTACTACTGACTAAGTTAAAAAAAATGCAAGAAGAGTGCGGACTAGAATTAAATCCTACATATGCTTTTGCAAGAGTTTATACTTATTTAGCAACGTTAGACAAACATAAAGATAGACCCTCTTGTGAAATATCAGTAACAGTTATGATAGGTTCATCAGGAGAAAAATGGCCAATCTATATGGATGGAAAAGAATTAAATTTAAACCCAGGCGATGCTGCAATTTACTTGGGATGTGAAGTTGAACATTGGAGAGAAGAGTTTAAGGGAGATTGGCATAGTCAAGTTTTCTTGCACTATGTTGATAAAAATGGTCCTTATGCGAGTCATATAGCAGACGGAAGATCTTTTTGGGGAGTAGGTAAAGGAAGATAATATGTATATAAAAATGAATAATAAAAATGAAGGAGAAATGGTTTTTTCTTGGAAAGAAATTTGGACTTTAATTAAAAAAAGAAAACTTACTTTTGGTCAAGATTTTTTAGATCAACTTATTGTTTCCCTTTTAAAAATAAAGGCAAAAAGTAATATAAAAAAAACCAATGAGTGAGACAAGTATCAATAAATATATTGAAAAAGAAATTAATATACCAATATTTTTTTCAGAGTGTTCTATTGATATTACAGACACTAAAGATTATTTTATTTCAAAAATTGAAGAAAGTATTAACAGTAAAGAAAATAATAATCATAAGACCAATGTAAAAGGGAAAATGACACCGTGGAATTTTTTTGTAAATGATAAAAATTTTCAAAAAATACTTGATAAGGGAGTTGGACAAATAAGTAAATTTATTAAATTAAAAAAATCTTATTTAAAAGATGCTTGGGGAATTAAAATTGAAAAAGGTAATGAAACACTTTTTCACAATCATGCTGAATGTCAATTTTCAGGAATATTATATTTAAATAATACTGAATTACCTATATATTTTCCACAATTAAATATTAATATTGTTCCTAAAATGGGTACTTTTTTACTTTTTTCAGCAATATTAAATCACGGAACAAATGTGAACAAATCAGAACAAGCAAAATATGCTATACCATTTAATTTTTATGAAGTAAAAACTTGGAATCAATAATGCTTAGTTTTAATACAATATACTAAGCTATATTTAATGAGTCAAATTAAAATAATAGACAATTTTTTAAATAAATCATACCATCTTCAAATGTTGGATTTGTTAAATGGCTTTGACTTTCCGTGGTACTATCAAGCTAACATCAGCAACGAAGGAAATAAAAACTCATTAAAAGAATTTGGTTTTAGTCATATTTTTGTAGACAAAAACGGTCCTAGACAATCTAATTTTTATTTTTTTATATATCCTTTTATTTTAAAGCTTCACAATGAATTAAATACTAATAAAATTTTAAGATGTAGGGCAGATATGACTGTAAATTCTGAAAGTGGGCATATACACGAATACCACAAAGATTATGACATACCTAATATAGCTACCGTATACTATGTTAATGATTCTGATGGTGATACTATTTTTAAAGATAGTAAAGAAAAAATAACACCAAAAGCTAACAGATTAATCATATTTGATGGATCTTTATTACATACAGGATCTTCACCAAAAAATAGTAAAACTAGAGTATTACTCAATTCTAACTTTGTTAGATAATCTATATTTAATAAGCCTGTAATGGTATAATACCGATATGCCATTAACAAAAGTACAGATAAGACCAGGATTTAACAAACAAGCTACGGAATCTGAGGCCATGGGTCAATGGTTCGATGGTGATTTTGTAAGATTTAGATATGGTCAACCTGAAAAGATAGGGGGTTGGACTTCTTTAGTATCAGGTAGCTATGCATCTATGGTTGGTGCAGCTAGAGATCAACACGTATGGTCAGATTTAGATGGCCGTAAGTATTCAGCCATTGGCACAGACAAATTATTAATTATTTATTATGAAGGTGCCTTTTATGATATTACACCTTTACAGACAGACAATTACTCTACTGGGTCAACCATAACAACGACCAACGGATCAACAACTGTTACTATTACAACATCAGGCGGTCATAACTTAATACCAGGAGATATTATAACTTTTGCTAATGCAGGTTCTTTTACTTCACCTGATACAGATTACACAGCTACAGATTTTGATGATGTTTTGTTTGAAGTTAAAACAGTACCTTCAGCAACTACCTTTACTATTCAAATGCCAACAGCGGAAACAGGAACAGGAGCAACTAATGATGGTACCTTAGATGTTCATCCGTATGAGCCTGTTGGTCCTTTAAATCAAACATACGGTTATGGTTGGGGTACAAGCACATGGTCAAGATTAACTTGGGGATCTGCATCAACTGCATCTACTGTTATTTTAGATCCTGCAAATTGGTCATTAGACAATTGGGGTCAAATTTTAATTGCGACTATTCATAATGGTAGATCTTTTACTTGGGACCCAACAAGTGGTTTAACAACTAGAGCTGTAAGAAATAATAATATGCCAAGTAGATCAGTAATGTCCATAGTATCTGATAGAGATAGACACCTAATTCATTTAGGTACAGAAACAATTATTGGTAATCCAGGTACACAAGATAAAATGTTCATTAGATTTTCAAATCAAGAGGATTATGATGTTTATGCACCTACTTCTGTTAATACTGCAGGTACATTTCAATTAGATGATGGCACGCAAATTATAGGAGCTTGTAAAGGTAAAGACTATATTATGATCTTTACAGATACAGCAACGTATAGATTAGACTTTGTCGGACCACCTTTTACATTTAGTATTCGTAAGGTAGCATCTAATGCAGGACTTATCGGTCAGCACGCTGCTGTGTATGCTAATGGTGCTATGTGGTGGATTGGGGCTACAGGCGGATTTTATGTTTATGATGGTACCGTGAAAGCAGTACCTTGTTTAGTAGAAGACTTTGTATTTACAACAAACGGAGCTGGAGATTTAGGATTAAATTATAATTCAGGAGATATAATATTTGCTGGCATAAATGAACTGTATTCAGAAGTAACTTGGTTTTATCCTAAAAATGGTTCTACACAAATTGATAGAGCGGTAACATATAATTATGCAGAGAATGTTTGGACTACAAGCTCATTAGATAGAACAACTTGGGAAGGTTCAACAGTTTACGCTGCACCTTTTGCAACAAAATATAATTCATCTTCGGCACCTACTTATCCAACTGTTAATGGTGTGTCTAATGGTGCAACTATTTTATACCAACACGAAACAGGTTCAAACCAAGTTAATCCAGATGGTACTCAAACGGCTATTCCATGTTTTATACAATCAGGGGAATTTGATATTACAACAGATGGTGAAGGTCAAAACTTTATGAGTGTTTCTAGATTTTTACCAGATTTTAAATATTTAAGTGGAGATGCACAAGTTACTATCTTTATTAATAGATATCCTCAATCTACAGCTACATCTTCACCATTAGGGCCTTTTACTGTTACGTCTTCTACAACTAAGGTGGATACTAGAGCTAGAGGCAGACTAGCTGCTGTTAAGATAGCTA